AATTATATTAGAGAGGCAATGGGGAGCGAGGCTGAGGAATTCATAGAGGTCATGCGGATTGTTGGTGACATTATTGAGAATCCTAATGATTATCTAGGAATTCAGGCATCTAAATGTGCTACAATATTAGCAGCGTATAGAACGCAAATGATTGTCAAATCACAAGCCTATAAACGACGGTCTTCTCGTATGACGGAAACAGATAAACTGAGAAATGACATATGGAAAACTCTGTACCAGGCGCTAGAAGAGAATATCAATACGTTGAAGTTAAGTGCCAAAGGAGGCATGAATTAATGAAGAGCCTAGACAAGTTAAGAGTGAAGCCCGCTACTGAGCCTAAAAAAGAGGCTGTTGTAGAGGTTGACACAGGCGACTTATCAGAGAAGTTGTTGAAATCGATTGATGATTATTTAGGGACAAGGAATAAAACAGAGTTAAAGCGTGTGGACGGGTTCCATCCTAGTTACACAAATCAGTGTGCTAGGTATTGGGTATATCTGTTTAGAGGGGTTGAGGTTGAAAACTCTTTCGCCCCTCAAACACATAGGATATTTGACAATGGACATGCTGTCCATGATCGTATATATTCGTATCTCAGAGAGATGGACATCCTGGAATCAGAAGAGATTCCTGTCAATCTGGATGATCCTCCTGTTAGCGGAACTGCTGACGGTATTATTAATTTTGACGGGAAAAAACTAATCGAGCTTAAATCAATATCTGATGCAGGTTTCGCCTATAGAAGGACTTATAATAAACCAAAGGATGACCATATCAGGCAGGCTCAGATATACATGCATTGTCTAGATCTGTCTAGTGGTTTTGTAATTTACGAAAATAAGAACAATCAAGAAATTTTGCCTATATATATGGAACGTGATGATCAGTTTATAGAGAAATTATTTAAGAAGTATAGGAAGATATATAAAGCATTTCTTGAGGATACGCTGCCGGTTCGTCCGTATAAAAGCGCAAGCTCTCAGCAATGCTTGTATTGTAATGTTAGAGATTTTTGCTGGGCAGATGCGGATGTCGGACAACGGATATAGAGTTTGTGCTAATGAAGAATGTAAGACGCCTTTTTTACCAAAGGTGTACAATGCTATATATTGCTCTACCCCATGCAGGAGGCTAGTGACTAATGCTAAGATCCTTAAGCGATATCATGAAAATAAAGAGGCTTTTGGAAAGAAGAGGATTTGTCCTGGTTTTCATAGAGAGTGTGGTGGTATATTGTCAATATATAATAAAGAAAACATTTGTGAAAGTTGTAAGAGGGAGCGCTATATCCAGCGTTTAGTTGGATGGGGTTGGGATGAGGAAAAGTTACGTAAGGAGATGTCATTGTGAAATCACTAGGTGCGCTTAAAAATCAAACAATAATATCTATAGATCCTTCTACTAGGTCGTTAGCTTATGCTGTAATGCGTTCCAATGATGAAATAGTTGAGATTGGCAATATTGATTTGTCAGGAGTATCTGATTTTAAAGAAAAGTTGAGAATTATTAATTGCACTTTACCAGGTGTGATTGAAAAACATAAACCTAGTGTTGCGGTCATTGAAGAAGCTGTCTTTATTCAAAATTTCAAAACCAGTAAATTGATATCTTATATTATTGGGCATACTATGGGCTTGCTCGCTATGAGTTGTCCTTTTGTCATTGAGGCGAATCCGCTTGTTTGGAAAAGTCAGATTGGATATAAGAAAGTGACCAAGGCGGAGAAGGAAAAGTGGGAATCTCAATGGGGAGCTACTGAGGCAAAGAAGTGGGCTGCTAAACAGAGGAAGTCCAGGGTCAGGAAGTTGATGAAGGATAAGTACGGAAAAGAACTTGAAGATTCATTGTATAATTCCGACGAAATCGACGCTCTCGCCATCGGGGTCTGGTACAATCTGATGAGAGGTACGCCATGCCAATAGAACCGTATAAAGATAAAGGGTGGCTCTATGAGCATTACGTTAAAAAACGGATGAACTTATCAGATATAGCGAAAAGATTGGATCAGAGTCACAGCATTACAATCTCTCCACAAGCTCTATATAATTGGGTTAAGAAATTTGACCTTCTTAAATATAGGGGTAAAGGTAGAAATCTGGCTAGCACTTCCATGAAGCGTCCTAAGTCTAAAATGCAGGAACAAGTGGAGAGGCAGAAGCGTCAGAGGCGCAAGGAAATGGAGAATAGGCGTAAAGCAATGCAGAGAGGACGTAAAAGATGAGTACATCGAAGATGAGACATAGTGTTGATTCTTCTGACATAGCCCTGTTTGGGCAGTTAGATATGGTTTACAACCAATTAAGGTTTGTGGAAGCAGAACAGAATAATACGCAGTTTGCGTGTAAGAGTTCTGGTCGCTGTTGTAAGATAGGCTTGCGTGTCCATATGTTCGAGTGTGCTAATATAGCATATAACATTAGACAGCAGTATTACCTAATCATGGAAGATAAGGGCAAAGAGACTGCTGATAAGTACATGAATGCTACTGTCGATAGACTGGTAGATGCGATGTTTGACAAAGATTGGACAGACGACGGTAAAACGACTAGATTCTGTGCTTTTTACGATAATGGATGCACTGTATATGGGTATCGTCCAATGGTGTGTCGTGCTTTTGGGACGGTAACCCATGTTGATGATTATTGCCCCAGAGAGCGTAATGAGCATGGGCATATAGATTACTACTCTGGTTCTCCAATTGAAGAGGCTATCAAGTCGTTTCAAGGGTTGATGCAGAGGTATGCTGCCAGTAAAGATTCTGGGGATAACTATGATATGGTGATATATATGCCCTTAGGCGTGCTGTCATTCCTTCTGCCGGATGAGCAGTTGGGTGAGTTGTATCAGAAAACAGATTCTAAGTTTTGGATGAGTGCTGAAGGATGGTTCAACTATCGTGTTCATTTTACTAAGTTATATGGATATGATAAAGAGGTATTAGCCCAGGCTGCCAAAGATGCTGGCCACGACATAGTATTTGATGATGTTGAAGATGAAACTCTAGTAGAGATAGAGAGATGAAATGGATATACTTAAGGTTGGTGCTATGTGTGCTGGCTATGGAGGGCTTGAACTTGGCCTCTCATATGCCGGTTTTAACATGCAACTTGAATGGGTTGCAGAAAGCGATAAATGGGCGTCGGTTGTTCTTGAAGAACGATTCGGTGTCGAAAACCTAGGAGATATAACTAAAATACAGGATCCTCCTGCTGTCGATGTGTGCATTGCTGGCTTTCCATGCCAGCCAGTGTCACAGGCAGGCAGTCAGCGGGGAGTAAACGATGAAAGATGGTTAATTGATGATGTTGTCAGAGTCGCAAACGCAGCAGGAGCCAGATGGCTCTTCTTGGAGAATGTTCTTGGAATATACACCGCCAACGAAGGTAACGCCTTCGGGCAAGTCCTCGCTAGTTTGGCCAAGGGTGGGTACGATGCAAGATGGACAAATATGCGAGCAGATCACGCATGTGGGGCACCCCATAGAAGAAACAGATGGTTCTGCATCGCCTACAGGGGAAACGGATGGCTCAAGAATGGGTCAAATGAGTCTGAATCTTTCTTCTTCAAGTCAAGAGAACTCATCGAAAACCTCATCCCCTCCAGTGAGTCCGAAAAACGTAGTAAAGGATTTGTTTCCGACTCCGACGGTGGTTCATTTGATTCGGAACGACGAGGACAGTGTGGAGGATTATTTGGAGCGGAGGCGTTTGGCGAAGGAGAAGGCGAAGAACGGGAATGGGTTCGGTCTGTCTTTGCCGATGGCGGTGAAGATGTTGCCGACTCCGACTGCTCAGGCAGCAAAGCATGGGGGGACGCCGGATGTGACGGCGGATGGTCACGGGTTCAATCTGTGGGATCTGCCTCATCTGTTACCGACTCCGCGCACTTCGGATACGAATGGTCCGGGGAAGCGGGGAGAGGGGGGTCAGGATTTGAGGACGGCGGTGTCTTTGTTGTTACCGACTCCGACGAGTCGGGATCACAAGGGCAGGAATCAGAGGGACGACGATACGTGTCTGCATGGGGCGATAGAGCAGCATGTGACTGGGGACAGTACGAAGACGCTGTAAGGCGTTGGGAGTGTATGTTGGGCAGGTTTGCGCCTTTGCCGTCTGAGCCGTCTAAGACGAAGACTGGGGAGCCTAGTTCTCGTTTGTCTGTTCCGTTTGTTGAGTGGATGATGGGTTTGCCTCCTGGTTGGGTTACTGATATTGAGATGGCTCGAACTCACAAGTTGAAGTTGTTGGGTAATGGTGTTTTGCCGCAGCAGGCTGCTGTTGCTTATTTGACTTTGTTGGGTTTGATTGATGGATGATAGTTGTTGGGTTTTTGGTAAGAGTGATGGCTATAAATTGGTTCC